AAGGCGAAACAAAAGTGCTTGACGAAGGGTTCCAATAACCGGGGCGGTCGTAATAACTACCCGTTTCGTCCTCCAGTCTTATTGTTAGGTTTTGACCAAACGTCCCACTAACCGTCCCGGTACTTGCTACAAAAATCGTTGACCCCGATAAGTTCAGTATTGCTTCCCCAGCAGCGTATGGAATGACCAACTTGCCAAACCGCTCGGAATTAAAGAACTCCGAGGTGTAGCGATACCCTGCCTGTGCGAATATCAAGTCCACCATCTTCTTGACATAGATGCTTGGGGTCATCTTCCAGTAAGGAACCGAAAACCATCCCTGCGTAACCACGTCCGTATAGCCGTAAGAATCCACCAAGCCGTAAACGTAACCGCTCGCACCACTTGCGGTCCAAGTAGCGGAAACATGGGCTGAGGTCAGCGTATGGTTCATCCCGCTTACCCCAACGGTTGTCGCAAGGAGGTTGCCCTCAATAGACTTGAACAGGCTCACATCGTCCGAGAATAGGCCCACTTCGTAGGTTACCTCTCCCCGAATCTTGGACATGGAAATCAACTGCAATACTCCGTTGAACACCTGCACCCCGTCCTCCCACATCGCTGCACGAATCTTCTTGTTCGGCTGGAATCCACCCACGAAGGACTGGATGTTGTAGGCATGACCAAAGCAGTCCCGGTTGGTCGTCGTATTAGGCAACGTGATGGTCTTGGAGAACGACCCTCTTCGCTTGGTGATGTCGGCAATATCCTCCACGCTGAACGTGAGGGCGATGTCAATCTCGCCCATGGTATCGAGGACGTAGGGAACCTCTGCGTTTGATTCGTTGAGAGGGTAGGCGATGAGGGTTACGCTCATAGAATGTTGTTCTTGTAAGCCACGGCAACCTCGACCTGCAACTGCGTGAGGCGGTCGTTCCTGCGAGTCGTGAATTGGTAAGTGTTGGCGTTCACAATGGCTTCAACGAGTTGCCCATCCAGTTCAAGCCATACCTGCCCGGACCTGACCATCTCAATCAGCCATTCGGATTCTGCATCGGTCAGCCAATCCGAGTTGAGTGCGTAAACGTAGTCGAACTCCCCTGCCCAAACTTTGTCGTAGGTGGTGGTCGCATAAACGTCCGAGTTGTACCCGAACGTCTGCCGGGTAATGTTGGCCCTCTTGCGGTTCTTCAACGTGAAGACATACGCATCAAGCCCGCCCCACTTGTTTTGGAAGTGAACCGGGATGGAGTTAAAACGCTCGCAAAGACCCTTCGTATAGGTGTACTCTTGCCCGAAGTTGTCGTAGTTGTCCTCGTATAGTTCGTTGAATCGTTCCTCCAAGCAGAATGAACTTTCGGCTGGGTCGGCTCCATCCGCATCGCAGCGTTGGTTGAAGTCGTTCCAAGCGGAGTCCCCGAAGGCAATGGTGTAGTATTCGCCTTCATCGGACGGGAACAGGTACTCACCGCTGAACCCGTCGCTGGCTTGACCCGAAGTCAATGCCCGGATATTTGACGGCCCTGCACCAAAGCGGACGATTTGCTGCACCGCTGGTTGGCCGTTGTTGACCGTGTACTCTCGGACCAACGTACCCCCTGCCGTGTAGTAGCGAATGAGGGCTTTGTCAAAGTTGGCCGTTGTGGTCCCCTTCCCTTGAGCGAGCCACCTCGATTCGGTATTGGAGTGCCACACGAATCGGGTCGGGGTGGTCAAAGCCAAACTACCCAAAAGCGTCCCCGAAGGGAATCGGGTCGCAGAATTGTAGGACTGGAACTCTAACTGCTCCAAGTTCCCCGCAAACGCCATGACCCCGCTGACGGTGGTAACCGTTCCCGTCTGCACGGCTGGGGTGTTGCCGTATTCGTCAAGGAAGTCCAAGCGGTATCCCGAATAATAACCCGAATGATTGCTGAATGCGGTCTGCGTCAGCGATGGCTTGGTCGGTGCAATCAGCGTTTCAACGACCTTGGCGACATCAAAGAACCCTTGGTTGGTAATAGGTAATTTATCGCACTTTAACCGGGCGTATGTACTCCCTGCGCTGTCTTTGACATCGCAAACGAATCGGTAATTAGGCTGGACTATTTGGTCGCTGCTGACCTTGAAAAGCATCTTGTTGTAAACGGGTGTAGCCACTTGGGGCGACCCGGAAAGGACGGTTACTGCCATTTTATAGTTTGGTTGCTACGCTTATGGATTTGCCAAGGGTTTCAGCGATGGTGTTCACCAAAACGTCTATCATTTCGGGGGATAGGGCGTTAGACATAAAGTTCGTGGCCCGTGTTCCTCGTTGGAATACCCAATAGGCAACCGACCTGCCATCCACCAATCCCTGCTCCTGCTTCGTCCGCATCCGCTTGAGTTCACGGGAATAGGTTGGCACAACTGCTTTTTCCTTGTTGGCTATCCAATCGGCCATTGCTTGGGCAGGTGGGAACTTGTCCCTGTATTGGAATGGCGACCTTGGGGCCTTTACGCTTGAGGACTTGCCTCGCACCCCTTGGTCCACGTACTTCCAATAGGGGTTAGCCATGATAGCCACGACTATTTGCTTTGCCGATAGTTCGATGTCTTCGGGGGCGATGGATGCCGATAGCGTTCCCCCTGCATTTGCGTTGGCTGCTTCAAGGTTCTTCTTCGCAAGTTCGATGACTCGTTCAATCCACTTGACCAGCACGTCGTGGGTTGGCGACTTGCCTCCACCTTTGGGTCCGACAACTGAACCAATCCCCTCCAAAGCGGTTTGGTCGATGCCCTTCATCGAACCGCTGCCGAATTTACCTACGGGTTGGCCATTCGCAAGTATGGTTGTTTCCATGTGGGTAAATGTCCCCCGTGCTGGAATGTGTAGTCAAGACAGGAATCGAACCTGTAACCTCGATGGTATAAGCATCTTGCGCTAACCGTTGCGCCACCTGACTATAAATGAAGGTTCCATACTTAGGCTTTGCGGGAAGTCACCTCCAACCCACCTCGTAGTCAGGACAGGAATCGAACCTGTATACCTTTCGGTCTCCCCCTTCCACTTAAGGGAGGGGACGGTCTAACCAATTCCACCACCTGACTAATGCAAATATACTACTTTCTTCTTGCCCGCTCCGCTTCCATCCTCTCGGCTTCCAAGATATCGTGAATCAGGAGGGCATAGTTCAGGAACTCCACCGCCTTCATAGCGAAGATGGCATCGAATTTCAGTACGTCCTTGTTTGCCATCCTCCACACCACCATCAGCCACCCGTAGCCGGCAAGCGGGCTTACGTCAACCCCTCGGCCGTCTTCATCAGGTGCTTGGAATAGTCGCTCAAAACTTTCAAGTAGGGTTCGGAACTTAGCAAAAAAAAACTGACAACGCCCCAAACGTCGCCCACCTTGGCGTGCTTCTTCATGAGTTCGGCTCGCTCCGCATGGGCAGCCCCGTCGTACTTTTTCGGGAATAATCCGAATAGACCGCCTTCCCGGCACAAGGTTGCCATGATTCGGTGAAGGTTTTGGAGCAGTTGCTTTTCGTCCGTGGTGTTTGCGTCCATTAACTCTATCAACTGCCCAGCAGTCAACTCGTCCGCGAACACCGTCGGAATCCACCACTTGCCCCCGGCTTTGAACTTTCGCTTGTAACCCAAGGCAGGCAATGCGTTCCACTCGCTGATAATGGCCTTGTAACGCTTTAGGACGCTCTTGGCGGACATTTCTCTCACGAGTGATATATCGACCCCCTCAACGATTGCGACGACCCCTGCTCGCTTGTCGTAGTCCCCAAGCACACTTGAGAACTCAATGGCTCCGATGCGTTGGAACTGGTCGATGGTTAGGTCTTGGAGTTTCATATCCATAACTTGGGTCTTGAGTTGCAACGGATTTCGGGAACGACAACCATAGGCAGGTCGTTAAGCAGGGCGAGGTTGGTCAGGATGCTTTGGTCGTGCCTGTGGTCAATAAACGATGGATGGTTCGGGTATTCGCTTGGGTCGTCATTCACGGCCTTGTCAACGTGCAGCCACTTGGACCACTCGTACATGAGGTCAATCGTGAAGTCGGTCTTGCATAGTCCGAGGAACCCTGCCTCTATCTGCATCGGTTTCTCGTTAAAGAATTGAAGGCAGTCCATCAAGGCATAGCAGTCGCCCTTGGTGTATGAGATATGGTTGTGGAAGTTTTGATGCAACAAGATGGGGTTGTCTTGCAAGTATTGCTTGGCAAACTCAAAGCAGCCATCCCCGTGCAGGTCTTGAGCGTCAAGGTAAAGCAGGGCTTCGTCCTCCTGCAAGTCAAAGAGAGCATCAAGGATGATTTGCGGTTTCCATCTCCACCAGTTGTTGCCTCTACCCGGACGTTTCTCGTCCTCGGTTGTTGTGATTGGGAATGGGTACTGATTAGCCTGCGCTCTCGCTGCTGGAAGGTACTCACTCGTTGCGTAGTTGACCCCGACCAAGTACATCTTAGAACCCGTGAGAGTTGGCGAAGGCGTGCTTGAATGCAGCCACGTTGTAAGGGATATCAGCAAACCTCTGCGAGTAGGCTCGCTCAAGGATGTGGCCGACGTGGGGAATAGCGACCAACTTTTGCTGAATGCAAGCGATGGTCAGGTCAAGGTAGGAATCGTCCCAAGTCAGCGTGTAGTTGGAAGTTACAGGCACGACGGGTTGATAGAATTCCTTTGCACCCCTCCCGGTCAGTTGCTTGATGTGTGGCTCGTAATTATCACCGCACGACCAGTAAGGCACAACGTCCACAGGGACTCGGAAATAGGCGCAGTAAGCCCGTTGGTCAAAGTCGCCTGTCTTGGTGAGGTCGTACTCGAAGAGGTTCACGACATCTCCGTTCTTGATGTAGCCGTTCTTGGCTAAAGCGTACCATCCAGTCCAAGCAACGAGGTTACGGTGGCTCTCGATGTTGTCTGCTTCGTTCCTTGCAACGATATGGTCAAGGCCAGCCATGCCGTCGAAGTCCTTGAACCCAAGCATGACCCAAGTGTACGGGGCTAAGTCCTTGAACCTTCCCTCGGCTTCGCATTGCTTCACGATGTCCGTATCGTGGCAGAAGATGTAAGTTTTTGCCTTCATTTCTTGTAGAGGGTTAAAAGCATCCTGCCCCGTTGGTCCGTTGACCCCTTGGCTTCGTGTGGCTGCAGTTGGCTCGTAAGGTTGATCATCGTCAGCAGTTCGGCATCGTGGATGACCATCGTCCCACCGGGGTTGAGGGCTTTGTTGAACAAGGCAACCATTTCGGGAATCATGCCGTCCCCGTGGTCGGAATCGTGAAAGATGAAGTCAAAAGTCCTGACCTCTTGCAGGGCCATGTGGCTCGGTTGGTTGTTCCATTCGACTTTGAACTTGGACAGGAGTGCTTTGCGCTTATCCTCAACCGTTGTATCGGTATCGTAAACCACCACGTCAAGCCCGGCCAAGGCGATAGCGAGCGTTGAGTGTCCGAGGTAGGAACCGAGTTCTAAAGCGTGGCCTCCTTTGTGCTTCTTGGCTTCCTCGTAGATTTCAATGATGTGGTCCACCGCAGTCGTGTAGATGTGCGAGTAGTCCAAGGCTTTGAGTTGGTCAATGTGTTTTTTCATGTCAAAAAGTTACAACGAATTTTTCAGGCGAAGGCCAGCCGGGGTTGGAGTCAAATACCTTGGTGTCGGGTTTCTTTCCAACCCAAGTTTCGGCTCGGAATCGGTGGTCCCTTGCAGGTTCGCCCAGTTCCTTGATGTGGGACGACTTGGCCCACCAAAAGTTGCCCCCAAAGTACGGATAGCCTTCGGGGTTGTTTTGGTCAGCCATGTGAGGGAACTGCTCCTTGGTAATCCAGTGGCAGCCGACCGCATCGACCTGCTCCAGCATTTGAAGGGACCGCTCCCAAGCCACCACGTTGAAGAATAGCATGGACCTCCCCCAAAGTTGGGTTGTCAAGGATGGATTCGCAGCCCCCTTGGTGTGAGCGTACAGGTACACGGCTTCTTCTTCCTGACTTGCCCGGTACATTTCGGTCAGCGTCGCCTGCTCCCAAGCGTTGGTTCGGGTAACCACGACCTTGACCTTATCGGCCACCATCGAGTTCTCCAACACCTCCTTGACCGCCTTGCGTTGTTCGGGTGGACCGACGATGCCGACACGGATTTCGTCCAAGACGTTGATAAGCCCGTAATTGCAGACAGCCATCATGTGCTGGTTGAGAATTAACTGCCAATTCCCTCCGCAGTAGATGTGGTAATAATGGATGACTTTCATAGGGTCCAAAGGAGGGTCAGTAAAGTGAGGATGAAGAAAACGGCTGCAATCGTCTTGCCGATTTCGATTAGCAGGTCGATGATGCGTTCGGTGTTCATGCCTCAAAGTTAAACCACAACGTACTTTCCCGAGTTACTGACCCTTAACTTGTTGAGAGCCACATACCGCATCGCATCGCAGGCGTGGTTGAACGAGTCAATCGGGACCCCCGTGTTCTTGCCTTCTTTGTCGGTTGCCCAAGTGTAGGACCGCAGTTCCTTGATGAGGTTGGTCGAGTCCTTGGTAACCTGCAACTTGAACCGCTTGAGGATGTCTATGCCGTTCCGAACCGAATCGGGACCCTTTTCCGCTGGCTTGATGTTGAAACCTAACCGATAGATTTCTTCGATGCTCTTGGGTTCTGCTGAATCCGCCACTATCTCCCAAGCCCTTGTAATGCCCAGCGACCGCAACTTGTCTGCGATGTCTTGGTTCGTGAGGCCCGTGGAGTAGAGCAGTTCCTGAATCAGCAAGCAGTCCCCTTGGCGGTAGATGGCGACCAATGCCGTAGGGTCGTTGCTGAAGCCCCAGTCAAGCCCAAGGGCGACGAATTTCGCTCGGCTGACATCTATACCCTCCACCACCTCGAAGTCCTCGTATATCGCTCCCTGTAGCGTCCCGACCTGACCGAGGCCGTAGACCTTGTACCAGTTAGCCCAATACTCCGAAGTGTCAGCCTTGACCCTCGCTTTCTCGATGAAGTCCCTCGCACTCTTGGGGCAGGCTTCGTTGTCCTTGTAGGTTAGAATAAGGAAGTCCACGTCCTCATCGTGCATCAGTTCGGAGTGAAACCAAAACTCATTGACCGGGTTCCAGTCAAGAATGACCGACTGCTTGGTCCGTGCTGCCAGTTCCGTGTAAGCGTGGAAGGAGAGGTTGTTGGCCTCGTTCATGTAGAGCCTGTCCCTCCTTGCACCCCTTAACTTGGAATCATCGTCAGCCGAAAAGAACTC